AGAGCAGAGACCTGAAGAGAAGTAAGAACATCGTTATAATCTACATCGTCTCCGAGTAACCACGCTAACTCCTGTATCGCGTTAGTTACGCTAATTATTTTCCAAGTTGCTATGTTAAGTGCCATTACTCTATCTCCTCGGTCAAACGTGCTAAGTACCACTGTGCTTTCTTTAAGTCCTCTACAGGCTTACTCTTGTAGTCGTAACGCCAGAGGTACTTCATGGTGTTACCCTTTAGGTATCCTTTGAACTCTTCCGGTGACATAGACTCTCGGATAGCTTCGATACATTCTATGTTACCAGCGTTGTAGTGGCTTGGGTTATTCACCACATCTATTTTTTCGTACTCCTTAAGCTCTTCGTCTCCCATGGCTTTGTACTTAAGACGTAGCTTGTCCCACATCTCTGGTGTTGCTTCATTAATACTCATTCGTGTGGCACCTCTGTGTCTCGTAAAAATTCTTCGTAAGCGTCTTCAGGAACATAATGTTCTATAGCTACTGACTTCCAAAATTCTAACTCATCGAACAGTTCCCACTTTGTCGTCTTGTTTAGAAACCTGCGTTCAATATCTTCACGGCTATCTGGCTTAGGTGTCATACAAGCAAGCTCACCATAATAGGGCGAATCAGGGTTCATATCATAGGCATCACAACTCATAAGTATCCTCTCTATGTCTAATCAGTCTATCTTCAAATGCTTCCAACAGTTCCTCACCGTTTATCTCCAGCACTTCCAATATAGTTATCTCATCGTGGTCGCGCAGGAACTGTTCCTTATATTCATTAAATGACATCTTATTTATCCCTCACATACTTTAGTAGTTCCTTCGTGGTCTTAACGGTGAAGTGAGCAAAGCCTTGCTTCTCGCACCACTGTCCCATAGTCATCTTACTGCCCTTACGTACTTTCTTGTGAGGGTCTGACAAGACAAACACTAATTCCCAGTCTGGCATTGAGTCTCGGATGGCGGTGTACTTTTGTGTGTCGCCTACCCTGAAGTAACCCTTAGCCTCAATTAGTATGTTCTTGCCTTCGTGTACAAAGTCCGGTACGTACTTACGGTGTATTGTGTACGGTAATCTGTACGGTTCGTATAGGAACTCCTTGTTAAGCTGGTCGTACAGCGCTGACTCTAAGCCTGACCGGAATCTGCCGTTTTTGTTTTTACTCATTTGATTTCAAGCTCCTGTACGTTTGGTTCTTTGACTACCTTACACAAGTACTTTGGTGCGTAGGAGTAGCTAAACAACCGTAGGTCAGGATAGCAATGCTTTTTGTATTGACAGTAAGAACAGCCCATTGCTAACTTCATGTTACCTGACTTACCTTCCGGCTCCGGCGGGTTACAGTAGTTGCTAGGCTCTGGCTTTTTTACCATCTCCTTCAAGTGTATGACTCGCTCCTCAATAGTGCCGTTGAAGTCTAACACTGCTTTGACCTTGGGGTCTGCCAAGTCATACTTCAGGAACGTCAGGTGCCCGTTAGTCTTGTCCATTGCTAACCAACCGATTTGAGTCTCGCCTTCTGAATGGGCGTAGGCTTTAATCTGGTCTACGTAGCCGAATGGGTCGTCATGTAGTATCTTGCCTTCCTTAAACTTCTTAAAGCCAAAGGTACTGGCTGACTTAACGTCCGTCACTACACCATCTATCTTACAGTCCATTGAGCCTCGGATGCCCTCTACCTCACATTGCTTCTGCTCGTCGGTGACTGTGTGTCCTGCCATACGTGTTAAGAATAACAGCATCTCTTCAATTAGATGTCCGTACATAAACTTAACGTACGTGTGTGGCTCTAGCTCTTCCTTCTCTGTACCTGCGACTACGTTCCAAAGGTAACGGTCTGTGCGTCCAATGTTAGACAACCTTAGCGTCCGTTTGTCTTGTCGCTTCTCCCTGCCGAACTCAGTACGCATTAAGTCCTTGACTGCTTCACCGAACTTCTCAATCTCAGCCTCAACGTCTACTGCTGGGTCAGCGTCCTTTGTCTCCATCAGCTTGTAGATGTCTTTAACTAACGTCTCAGTCTTTTTCATCTTCGAGTTCCTTGAATGCTTTGATTACATCCGTTGAGAATAGCTTCTGTAAGTTCACCAAGAACATCCGGCTTGCGTTGTTGTCACCCCCTGATACTGTTTTAAACTTATACAAACCATTTACTATCTTCTTCAAGACTTTAGTATCAAACACCAAGGTACAGTATTCTTCGTCTCCTATACATAGGTTGTGGAACCAGTAGTCAGCCTCTGTGGCTGCAATGCCTGATGGCTTACCCCACGACTGGTACTCAATGCAGATGTTACCAGTCTTCTGCCACATATCCTTCTCGGACTTAACTTCAATCTTCTTGTTCTGTAGCATATCGGCAATCTTGTCTTCCCGTACCTCACCGTATGCTAAGTCTAAGTCAAACTTCTTCCTATCAGCTTTTGCAGGTTTCATATTATCTTCCCATCGTAGTGAATAAAATCAAACCCGCGAGTGCTGCGAGAAAGAATATACTGCCCCAAGGGAATGTGTCGTCATCCTCCTGCCGCGTGTCCTCAACCAAACCCATGACCTCAAGTACTGAATCAATGCCGTGCTTCTTGTACAGTTCGTAATGTGGGTGGTTTGGATTGCCTACTCGGTAACGCTTACCGTTGATTGTCAACCTAGTCTTGTTTTCCAATTGTCTATCTTGACTCATTGTTTTTTTCCTCATTAGTGTGTCTGGCTCCAGTCGGTTCCGATTTGGTACTCGCCTGCGAGAGGGCAGTTGAGTTTGAAGTAGTTTCCTGCTGCCTCAATGCAAGCAGTTGAGAGCCTGCCAAACCGTACTGCGTCCTTTTCTGCGACCTCCGTCTGGATTTCATCGTGTATGTTTCCTATAAACTTATAATCAATTTTATGAATGGTTGCGTACTCGTCCAGCAAACACAGTGCTTTCTTCATAACGATTGCGCCTGCGCTTTGTAGGAGAGTATTTAGTGCCGCGTGTTCTGACCGTACAGCGACCCTGCGTCCATCCAATCCAAAAACATAACCTCTTCCAGCAGCCACTCCAACTCGTTCTCGTAGTGTTCTAAGAGCAGGCGTATTTCGTAGGAACTTTTCCTTAAGTCGTTTACCATCTCTTGCACTTCCGCCGACGATGCTTCCGATTTTCGCATCTCCTGCGCCGTAAAGGAAAGCGTAGATAAAAGTCTTTGCTTGATTTCTAGTTTCAAGGCCAGCAGCCAGCTGGTTTGCCGTGTGAATATCTCCCGTGAGAATTTCATTTGTATATGCCTCATCGTTCATGTAGTGTGCAAGCATACGTAATTCCAAGCCGCTTGCGTCCATACCTACTAGCTTGTAGCCTGTAGGAACTGTCCAAACCTCTCTGCACTGTTTACCGTAGGGTGCATTACCTGCCGGTACTTGAGCAACATTGGGGCTTGAGTGTGTCATACGTCCTGTTACTGCGCCGTTGGCGTTGACATAACCATGCACTCTACCATCATCTCGAACCGCGTCCAACCAGCTTTGTATCTGCGCAATGCGCTTCTGTACCATAAGGTACTCACCAATAAGCTCCGCTTCCGGTATACCCTTCACCTTGTTAAGAACGCTCTCATCAACGATTGGCTGTCCTTTCTCTGTGAAGGTCTCTGGTTTCCATCCGAAGTATTGTAGGTAACGACCTATCTGTTGTCGTGAGCCTAAGTTAAACTCTGGATAATCCAGTCTGCTAAACGGTGCTACTGCTGTCGTCCACTGTTCCCCTAAGAACTTCAAGCCCACTACTGAGTGGCTTCCGTCCTTCTTAACCTTTGGTGTTATCTCCTTAATGAATGTTGGTAGTGGTTTAAACTTCTCGTGTACCCTGTCCTCTAGGTCAAACTTCTTCTCCTTCAACTCAGCCAAAAGTACAAACGCTTTCTCTTGGTCTACCAACCAGCCGCTTTTAATTTGCTGGCTAATAATCCCTTGTACTTGACCTTCAAGCATAAGGCTCTTATCTCCAAAGCCAGTAAGTTGTTGAAGTAGTCTCTGGTACACAAGTTCATTAACTCTAACGTCTTGCTTACAATACTCCACCATATCCTGAGAAAAATTGTCCCAATCATAGTGTTCTCCTTTCGGTTGGTTTAATAACTGACCCCAGTTCTCCAATGAATGACCGCCTTGACGTGATGGCTCTGTCAGTCTGGACATAACTAACGTATCTGTTACCTTACACTTGCTGAAGTCTACGTTAAGTAGCTTCTCTAACACTGGTATGTCGTAGCCAATAATGTTGTGACCAATGACCTCCAGTTCTCCCTGCTCCTTAATCCAGTCCTTGAAACAAAGTAGGCTGTCTCCTGACCACTCTACGTACTCCTTAGTGTCCCTCTCGTAAGCGATAATGCACCATACCTTGTCAGGGTCTAGGCCGTTCGCTTCGATGTCAAAGACTATCTGCTTCATTAGAACTCCACGTTATCCTCTGTGGGACAAGATGTTTCAATCATACGGCCTGAGTCCTTATCGTAGTACAGGTAGCAAGCCGCACCTGTGAGTCCAACAAACCTGTTCTTTAGAACCCTTACGCACGTGGTGTTGCGTGTGTCTGGGTCTAAATGCTGTTGGTCTCGCTCTAGTCCAATAACCATATCACTTAACTGTGCGATAGCCGCCGAACCTCGTAGCTCTCCTAAGCTAATCTTACCTCCGTCCTCGTGCGCCTTCTGCCCTGAGGGCCGCCGTAAGTGTGACACCAAGAATAACCCGACTCCTGTCTCCTGCACTATCTTCCGTAGGTTGGTCATAATGCTGTCGATTGCCTTACGCTCGTCTCCTTGCGCTTGGTCACTGACTACAATACTAAGGTGGTCTAGGATAATCCATTTGCAGTCCAAGCCCTTAGCCATGTACCTGATGCGTCCTAGCAGGTCGTCCTCACTGGTACTTCCGAAGTGGTCGAGTAAGTGTATCCTATCTAACCCGAATGTCTTCTCCCAGTAACCACGTTCCTCGCCTTCTACCAAGGAGTTCCTAACGTCCGGTAGATGTAACTGCTTGTTAGCCTCAATCGACATAATGCCTAGCGTGGTCTTGGGTACGTCCTCCTCTAGTGCCAAGATACCCACGTTGTCCTCGGTGTTCTTCAACAGGTAATGCTCTAGCTCTCGCATAATCTGAGACTTACCCATGCCCGACCCTGACGTTATCGTGACCAACTCCCTCGGCCTGAACCCGTGTGTAAACTCATTCAAGCACTGCCAAGGATACGGTATGGACTTAATGTCCTTCTGCTCCTGTAGCAAGTCCCATGTATCCATGCCTGAGACAATCCCGTCCGGCCTATAGGCTTTGGCGTCCCACCACGCTCTAGTGAACTCCTGTATCTTCTTGGCCTTGAGCATCTCCCCCGCGTCCTTCAAGGACAGTACTACGTTCTTAGCCTTGTTAGGGGTGAACAAGTTAAGCACTGACTGTGCCGCCTCCTGTCCTGCCTTGTCGTTGTCGAAACAGATAACTACGTTCTCGAACGACTCCAGCCATTCCAAGTTGGCCTTGATGTCCTTACTGGCTCCTGCCGCACCTGAGCGGATAGACACTACAGGCCACTTGCCATCGAACATCTCACTGACTGCTAGTGCGTCTGCCTCTCCCTCGGTAATGGTAATGTACTTACCGCCTTCCCTGAACGCTTGCTGACCGAACAAGCCTACG